CTGTGTTAATTAAATTTTCTAAACTTATGGATAAAGCAAATGCCGCCGCATCAACTTTAATTTGCCCTGTTGTTCCTAATACTTGTAAAGTTTCACTAGTTAATGCTACACTGCCTGTCCCTGTGTTACCTGCTGTGTTTAGAGTTTGTCCGTAGTTAGACAAGTTTGGACCTGTTATTGTGATGTTACCTTCTGCATCACTTGAAGTAGTAATACCTGTTGCACCAATAAAATTAATTTGTTCACCTAATCCTACATTTCTTGCAGTTGAATCATCTGCACCAACTTTAAAATTAAAACTATCAGGTATGTCGTTTATTGTTATATATTGTGCGTCATTTGTAAATTCACTTACTCTTAAATCGTTGTTTAAATCTGAAAGTTTTGCCGGGCCTGTAATTGTTACGATTCCGTCTGTCAAACTAGTAGTAATATTAGTACCACCTTTAATTTGTAAAGTTTCACTAGAGTTGATTACTTCAAGTGTAGAATCGTCGGCGGTAACATTAAAATTGTAGGTACTTGATAAGTCTGGAATGTTTGCTAGGTCGTTAAAGTCACCTGATGTCGCAACAGTGGCGAATGTAGTTTGTGTTGCACCTGTAACTAGACCTTTTGCATTTACAGTTACATTATTGAAAGTTCCAACATTAGAATTTACTGTGTCAAGTGTAAGTGTAAGAGTACTTGCACCACCGGCCAATACTCCGCCAGTGCTACCTGACATGTCACCGTCAATGGTTAAGTTTGGTCTGTTAGATAAATCGTTATAAGATCCTGACGTAGATACTGCGGCAAATCCTGCGGCAGTAATTGTTCTTGTAACAAATCTTCCTGTGCCACTATCATATTGCAATAGGTGATTGTTTGCAACTCCTGTGGTTGTAACATCTACTAAATCATCTATTGATTCATTTTGTATGTTTGCCAAAAAAGCAGAAGTTGAATTATCATAGTTACTTAGGTCTCTATCAACACTAATTGTAATATCACCTTCAGCATTACTGGCAGTTGTTACTACACTAGTACCACCAAGTATACCAAAGTTTTCACCACCTTGAATAGTTCTTACAGTTGAATCGTCTGCACGTATTTCTACTTTACCTAATGCACTAGCAACTACTTCATCAGCGCCTTGAGTACTAATAGTAATGGAATCACTTATTTCATCTACACCTAAGTTAATACCTGCTCCTGCAAGGACTGTAAGTGTGTCGTTATCTGCATCTGCGACTACTTGTCCTATGTTAGAAGCACCTTTTTGTGCTACTATTCTACGAAATGAATCAATTACTTTTACTGACATTTAATGGATCTCCTACGTGTATTTACCGTAGATAAAAGATTAGGGGCACCGTTATTGTACCCCTAATCGACTCCTTTTGTATTGTATATTCCTTTATCCTGACTATGTCAGTAGAAGAAGGTCTCCTTGTGTATAATTGGTTCTTTTTGTTATTATTATTACTTGTTATAAAAAGTGCAACTTTTCTGTTGCCAGGTAAGTTGCCAACCCCGTTAGCCTAAACTAGGCCGCAAGTGCTAGATTTTCATCTGCATTTGTAGTTTTCTTCGCGGTAACGGCGCTTAGATCCCGGTAACTCCACTCTCCTACTAATCTATCAGTCGATCCTGCTTCAGGCCCATCATAAAGACATTGATCCAACAGGCTTACAAATATATTCTACTGTGTCCCAATTACCATCGGATGGCATTGTTTCATACACTTTTAACATATCTGTACATTCTACTTTGGATTCAAACCATTGTACGTCTTGTTCAAGGCAGGTCGAGCCTAAACAAACTGTAAGTAAAATGTGCCAAATAACTTCCATTTCAATGTCCTTATGGTGGACCTGCCCGGTACTGCCCCGGGGTCCTGTCTAGTGTTTGAATTGCTTCAACGTTACAACTATATTTATATACTCACTTTTTGCTTTTGTCAAGAGAAAAATGCTAACTAATGTCCAAACATTTAACCAGGAGTTTTATGACCGATGATAGATCAGTTGATGCAACTTATGAAAATGAAGGTAGTACTGTAACTATTTCTTTAAAGGAATATGACAAACTACGCGATAAACAAAAATATATCACAGATAAAAGTCTTATATCAGTAATAGATAAAATAGAAGAACTAGTAAGAGCCTTACGAAAACATATTGTAAGAACAGATATTGAATAAGGAGAATTATGACACGTATGAGAACTTTCACCTTTTATGATGGTGACCAAGTCGAAACAAAAGAAGCAACAAGTTACAAAAAAGCAGTACGATCCTATCAAAGTAGTGCAAAGAACAAGATAGTTAGGGTAGAATGGGAAGCCAAAAAAGGCGGAACATATGAAATACAACAAAAACTACCTATGGGTAGAAGTAAAAAAATAGGAAAATAATATGGCAAAGATACATCAATCATATACTGCTCACGTGTCAAAACCTAAAAAGACTAGTCAGTCAAGTAAAAAGAAATCTTGCAAGTTTAGTTCTATGAACAAACACAAAAAAAGATCACATAAGTTTTATAATAGTCAGGGGAGATAATGGCAGGAAAAAAATCAAAAGGTCCTAAATCAGTACAAAATAAAAGAATGTACAATGGCGAAGAAGTACGCCCTTGTAGATACTATTCTGAGAAAGTAAAAGGACTTATGGTTGGTTTAGATGGTAATGGTGAAATAATCCGAGATAAAAACGGAAATCCAAAACCTTTTCAGAGTATCTAACCAGCGAAACAGTTTTCACTACCAGCGGCTACACTTGTACATCCGCTGATGCTATCGCCTATTCTTCCACAACCTTTTCCATTGATAAACACAGTTGTCGATCCTACTGCTATTGATGCCGCATGTGACGGACACGGTGCCGGCGGTAACTTGTGAGTTGTATTAACATCACCCTGTCTTGAAATCCCAATACCGTTGGCAAATACATTACCACTTCCTACTGCCCTAGTCATTCCTGAACAGTGTGGAACATCTGCATCGCCTATTCTAGTGATTGCCGGCATTTTCTTTCTCCATCAATTGTTGTAGCCTACCTGGCCACTTTTCTATTTCATCATGTTGTTCTTCTGTGTGAGGTTCTGGCGGAATCTCTGGTAGAAACTTTATCACATGATCAAATACAGTAGGAACATCTTCCCACTGATTAACAGTGACTTTTTTTCCGTTGACTAGAAAAACAAATTCATGCATACAAGTATTTATTTTACTTGTAGATTTGGTGGAGCAGTTACTATGCTAGATGTTTGTGATTGATATACTTCAGCAAACTGTTTAATAGTTTTAGTAACCATTATAATGTTTGATTGTTTAAATGTAAAAGTTTTATCAGGATCTGCTGTAAACAAGAACTGTTGTAATCCTAATCCCTTTGGACCCATTACAAGAGTCAAAGGAGTTTTTACCTTTATTACATTTTCGTTTTCTTCTTTAAGTTTTGCAACTAGTTCTTCACCAGTTGATAGTTTGATTGTGATTGTATCACCTTCTTTGTATTGTGCTTCTATTAACATATTATCCCATCGAGTGTCCAGTACCATTGAACCCTGTATCATCAATGTACTTTTCAAATTCTTGGTATCCGCCTACAGGTTTTCCATAAATTTTTATTTGTGGAAAAGTTCTTGCAGTTGGAAATTCTTCCATTACTGCTTCACGGTCAAAGTCTACACCAAGTTGTTTATACGTAAAATCCCAACCTCTAGTTTCGCATAGCCTTTTTGCTTTATCGCAAAATGGACACATTGGTTTTCCCCATATTTCTATCATAATTTAAAGTCCTTAAAAGTATCTTTACTTATATCTTGTTTTACTCCACCAATTAGATATGATTCCACTTCTGTTTCTTGTGGAGCAACTTGTAGTCCAGCACTTGATAACCAATGTTGCGTCCATGGTAGAGGATTAGTAGAAAGTGGTCGATCATAAATTGTATTCAACCCAAGTGCTTTTAGTCTTTTGTTTGCTATAAATTCAACATAAGCATGAAGTAGATTTGAGTTAAGTCCAATCATACTACCATCTTTAAAAAGGTAATCTGCCCAACGTTTCTCTTCGTCAACACATTCTTTCCAAAGTTCATAAACTTCTGCTTCACAATCTTTTGCAACTTTGGCCATTTCAGGATCATCATTGCCTCTTGCCCAATGTTTAAGGATATGTGTAGATAAGTTTAAGTGTGTTGCTTCATCTCGAGCAATAAGTGAAATAATTTTTGCTGAACCTTCCATAAGTTTTAGTTCACCAAATGCAAACGTACATGCAAATGAAACATAAAAACGTAAACCTTCAAGAATGTTTACAGTCATCATTGCTTTGTATAATGCTTTTTTCACATCATACATAGTGCCTTTTTTATGTTGGAAATAATTATTTGCAACTTCATTAAATTCATCATAGTGTTTTGTAACACTAATTGCACGTTCAATAATTTTGTCGTCATCTAAGATAGTATCAAATACTTCACTAGGATTTGCATATACATTTTTAACAATATGTGTATAAGAACGTGAGTGAATAGTTTCAAAGAAATCCCAAGCAATAATACATCCTTCTAATTCTGGATTAGAACAATACGGAAGGAAACTTAAACATGGACCGCGACCTTGTACACTATCTAACAGTGTTTGATATTTCAAGTTTGATGTAAAAATATGTTTTTGTTCATCTCTAAGTTCTTGATAATCACCTCTGTCTTTTTGTAGTGATACTTCTTCAGGACGCCAAAAGTATCCAAGCATAGTTTGATTTAGTTTATCAAACTCTGGATATCTAAATACGTCATAACGTTGTGTGTTTTGATCTGCTCCAAAGAACATGTGTTCTTTAGTGAAATCGATCTTGTCTCTGTTGAATACAGTTTTGCTTGCCATTTTATTTTTTGTTTCCTTCTTCCTAGTACTTTTGCTCATAAACTCCTATATCGCACAGGCATCACAGTGTTCATCATCTTCAGTTTCTGTTACTGTGTCCCCGTTTGTATGACCGTTCACTCCATTAACGTGTCCGTTAACTGTATCTGCAACAGTAACATCTTGTGCTACTTTGTCAACAGTATTATTCTCCAAAGCAGGTTCTTTATCCTCATCTCCTTTGAAGTCATACGTGTTTTGATAGTAACTTGTTTTCCAACCTAATTTATAAGTTGTAAGCATGTCCTTCATCATAACACTTAAAGGTACTTCGTTGTTTTCGTATTGCAACGGGTTGTAACTCCAGTTACCACTAATTGCTTGATCAAAAAACTTTTGCATTACAGCGACGATATTTATATATCCTTCGTTGCCTTGCATGTCCCATAAAAGGGTATAAAAATTCTTTAAACGCGAATACTCTGGAACAATCTGCTTAAGAGGCCCTTTTTTGCTTTTCTTAACGGACAAGTATCCTCTAGGTGGCTCAATACCGTTTGTGGCATTCGACACAACGGAACTGCTCTCTGAAGGCATCTGTGCGGACAATGTGCTGTGCCGTAAACCGTGTACTTTGATGTCCTTGCGAAGAGTAGTCCAATCATGGTTTAATTTCTTTCCTGCTATTTCATCAACATCATGCTTGTAAGTGTCGATAGGTAAAATGCCGTCTGAATATTTAGTGCGATTAAAGTAATCACACGCACCCTTTTCTTTAGCAATATTATTACTTGCTTTCAATAAAAAGTATTGAAAACTTTCAGTTAAGTCATGTACAAGTTTCCATGCTTCTTTGTCGGCATACTTGACTTTGTGTTTTGCTAGATAGTGTGCTAAACCGATATAGCCAATACCTAATGAGCGTCGAGCCTTGGTAGATATTTCTGCCGCTTTTACAGGATAACCTTGATACTCAATTATTTCCTCTAATGCTCGAACTGACAAATCACACAGTTCTTCAAGTTCTAAATTTTCTTTGTTAAGTGTTAATGCACCAACGTTAATTGCAGAAAGAATACATAGTGCAATTTCACCATTTTCATCATCAATGTGTTGAATTGGTTTAGTTGGCAGTGTAATCTCTTGGCAAAGGTTACTCATATATACAGGATCCTTAAATGAACTATGACTATTTGCGTGGTCAACGTTCATGATATAGATACGTCCTGTTTCAGCACGTTCTTTTAATAATGCTGAAAATAATTCTTGTGCATCAATTTTCTTTTTTCTAATTGATGTTTTGCGTTCATATGTTTCGTACAATTCTTTAAATTTTTCGTTGTTGCCTGAATAGAATGCTTCATATAATCCTGGTACATCATGTGGCGAGAAAAGAGTTATTTCTCTACCAGACAATAACCTTTCATACATCAATTTGTTTAACTGAATAGAGTAATCTAATTTACGTACTCTATTATCATCTGTACCTTTGTTATTTTTTAATACTAGAATATCTTCTATTTCAAAATGCCATAAAGGAAAATGCGTTGTAGCACTACCACCTCTTACACCATTTTGTGTACATGATCTAACAGTTGCTTCATAAACTTTTAGGAACGGGACAACTCCTGTGTGTGCAACTTCACCGCCTCTAATTTTTGAATTGATTGCTCTAACACGACCAGCATTTATTCCGATGCCGGCTCTCTGAGCGATGTAATAGCCGATAGCACTATTGCTACTGAATATACTAGGAAGAGTATCGTCAACATCAACAAGAACGCAACTAGCGAACTGACGTATTGGAGTACGGACACCGGCCATAACTGGTGTTGGGATATTGATTTTAAAAAGTGAGGTCGCATCATAATATTTTTTCACGTATTGTAATCGTGTTTCCTTTGGATAGTTTGCAAATAAAGTTGCCGCAATCATCATATACATAAACTGTGGTGTTTCATATATTTGGCCTGAACTTCTATCTTGACAAAGATATTTGTCAACAACTTGTCTTAGTCCTGCGTATGTAAAATCTTCATTTCTATCATGTTTGATATAAGTGTTTAATTTTTTTAATTCTGTATCATTGTATTTTTCTTTTATCGCAGGATCATACACACCTTTTTTAATATTAAGATCAATAATTTCATTTAACGACAAGTGATTGTAAGTTCCATAAACTTGTTTATGAAGACCATAAAGCAATAGCCTTGCCGCCGCATATTGATAATTTGGATTTTCCAACGAGATAAGATCATTCGCACTACGGATTAAAATATTTTGTATTTCATCTGTTGTCATACCATCGTAAAATTGTAAGTCTGCATTCATCTCTATTTGTGATGCTGATACTCCTGAAAGTTCTTCACAGGCTTCTTCTACGACAAAATGAATCTTATCTAAATTGAGTTTTTCTTTTCTTCCGTCCCTTTTGGTAATAAGAATCTCTTTAGATGTGTTCATAACGTCCTTCTTCCTAATATATTATTTCTTTTCGTGTGTAGTTGAGTATTTAACTAAACTATGATAATTCAACTACTTCTTGGCAAATTATCGGGTCCAATAACTCGCCGACTAGCACCACAGCATTGTCTCTATAGTTAATAATTCTATCTTCAACTTCTACTAAATTATAGTATCTTTTCGCCGATTGGTCTATACATATTTTTATCAAAACAGGTGTTTTGGTAAACCTTGTAGTTAACTTCAGGCTCCAACCTATCATAAGGGGTATAGCGATTGGACAATACCGGTTTTTCTTAATTAGTTCCCAAGGCGTTGGCCATGCTTGAGAATTCCATGTAGGTAAATCACGCTCTATAGTTGTAGCATTATTCCAGAAGTCAAGTGTACGTTGAAATGGATCGTCACAATTTTCTAAAGAGTCTCTGTGTTGTCTCCATAAACTTATTCGGTCATCAACCGTAGTTTCTAAAAACATTACGCAAAGTAACTAAGACTATATGTGAGGGTTCCTACGCCGTTGCCGATTGGATTGCGATATTTGACTGCAACTGTTTCACTACCAGTAGTTGAGTCTAAATCATCTAATGTGCATGACCATTCAATTGCTCCGTCACTGTTTCCTGTATGACTGTGACTGTCGGTTAAATTAACACTAGAATTGTTAAGTGTGATAGTTAATCTGCCTTGTCTTGTTGTGTCTGAACTTGTACCTGATTTGACAATTAGATAATCAACATAAGCAAATTTATCTTTAGTGAATGGAATCTTTAAAATTTGAGTTGGTGCATCAACTTCTGATAAAGTTTCTTTTTTAACTCTTGATCTTGTATAATGAAAACCGTCTACGTTAGGTTTAAATGGAGTACTTATTAAACCTGATTCATTTATAAATGCATCTCTTTCAAAAAAGTCTCCTATGCTTTCACATAAAGGAGTATCAAATTTAATAACACTAGTTTGCGGAGCATTTTGACCATTACTGTTATTAGCAACATCTAAGAAATTATTTCCTGTTGATGTATGTCCCCATGGTGTTGTGTTGTTTGGTGCGTGAACGGCAATGCCAAAATCATCTATTTTATCAAAGTTATTGTTTTTTATAATATAGTGTCTTGGTCCTTGTGATTGACTACCGCTACCTGAACTTGTTCTTGCTAGGTCAATACCAACATGTCCAAATGTAAACACTGATTCAGATATTGTTACACCATGTGTATCGTAAATGCTGTAAATGTGTACACTGTTTTTTGTAAAATGACATTTACTAATTACAATATTTTCACTTGTTAATGCACCTAAGCCTCTAATATCAATACCTACTTGATTAACATCTAAACCTTGTAGTGATACCCACTTACCTTCAAATTTACAATCATTAATTACACTTTCAGTTGTGTTGTCTAAATATAGTTGTGGTGCATATACTCCTACTGAACTATTTGTTTTGAAACTTAATCCTGATAGTAATATATGTTTTGGCCTTGCAATACTTCCCATGTTTGCAAATTTAATATAATTACCCGGTGTGCTATCTCCACCAACAGTTTGGAAAATTGCTTTTGCAGTTGGAGTATTCTCTTGTGGGTCAGGAAACATTTCAATCACAGTACTATCTGGACCGTCGCCGACTAAATTTGCATATGGCGGAATGTAAATTGTTTTAATTACTTTGTAAGTTCCTGCTTCAATTTTTAAAGTTCTTCTTGATTTTGCATCAAACTTATCACTTGAATTAAGAAATATTTGATCTATTGCTCTTTGAAGTGCATCAGAATCATCTGTAACACCATCACCAACTGCTCCAAATGATTTAATAGAAACAATATCATCTAATCTTTTTTGTATTGTTCTTTTAATAGGATCATTTGCAAACTCTCCAGTCTGTACAGTTGCACCAGTATTACCTTTAAATTCATATTGATCTAAAAGATCAAATATATTTGTTTTTGTAGTAAGAATTTCTGTGTTACCCACAGCAGGTGCACCTTCATTTACACTTCCATTACCTATATATAATTTCTGTGTATCTACTGCCCACCCTAATTCAGCACTCGCTAGTTGTGGAATACCTGTAGTAGTTTCTTTACCTCTACGATGCTGTATTTTAGATATTTGTACGACTGCCACGTTTATCTCCTAATCATTAACAGTATTTATTATTTAGAAGTGATGTTTGTCGTAGTAAGTTTCAACCCTTTTCATCCATTCACTGCACCAATGCTCAAATTCGCTTGGTTGTAGGTCAAATTGTTGGTATTGTAAGTCTCTAGAACACATGAATACATGTCCTTCGTTAATATTAGTGCCATATACTTCGTTGTGCGCCATTGCATACGCGGCCAACTGCAAATAATAATCTTCAACCCACTCTTTTTTCTTAGGTTTGTTAGTCTGTTTGAAGTCCATTATAGCAGGTTTACCTTTGTATTGTCCTACTAGATCAGTGGTACCACTGTATAAACCAGGATAATAAAGTGCTTGTTCTATTCCCCATATTTCATCTACATCTGTTAGTGCATTTGTAATAATTTGTTCTGCCATTTTATTTGCTTGAACATGTACTAAATTTTTACCTGGCATTCTTTCTTCGCCAATTAAAAATCTTTCTAGATTGTTGTGCATAGCAGTTCCTACACCTGCCGCTTCGGTTGTAATGCGTTTAGCATTTTCTTCTCCAACACGTTTCTTCCAAGCAATTAAATGTGTCATGTCTTTTGTCTTGCTTAAAATTGTAGTTACACTTGGAGTTTTAGAACCGTCGGGTGCTTCGTATAATCTTTTGCCGTCTAAATTTATTTGTTTAATTTTAACGTAATTTATTTTTTCCACATAAGGTGGTGGTGCATTTGTCATTACTCTATTTCCTATAGGCTAACTGTAATTATATAATAGTTGAGGGGCGAATGTCAAGTTATGAACGTTTCTTTGTTGCTCGTTTTGCCATCTTTTCTACATTATCTGTAGGAGATGAATCAACATTGTCCAAAGTTCCGTCAGTATCTTTTTGAATTTCTGTGTTTAAAACAACACCATCTTGGTCAAAGTTCTTTACAGTTGCTTGTAAATCTGGACTTTGATCAAACACACTTTTGAATATTCCGTAATCAAAAGAACCATGTCCTGATGCTTTCATCAAGTTTGTAATTGCATTGTAAGAAAGTTCTGCAGGACTATTAGATTGATTAGCACGTTGTATTTGGTTTCTAAAAAGTAATACCAAATCTTGTTCTAGTTCATTTCCTGCTAATTCAAACAGTCTCATGTCGACTCCTTAAGAAGCCAGTGTCTTTAAAATATTGTTTGACTCTGTAACTGTTTTCTGCTTGGGTTGATAACTTTCACGCTTTTCTCTACCTTCTTCTTCTTCTCCTCCGGTAGCAGGTTCTGATGCACCAAACTCATCTGTTGGCTCTTCTGCAGGATCAATTGGGTCCACAGGTTCTGAAATATCACCTTCTGGGTCATCACCAATAGTATCTACTGGTCCACCTTCTCCTGTAATTATGCCAACACCTTGTGTTAATGCTTCACGTGATGTTGTTAAAACTTCTTGTGTTTGTTCTAATGCTGGTTTAATAGTTGCAACAAATGCCTCTGACTTTTCAATTCCCATTTCGTCTCTAATAGAATCTGCAAGTTCTAACATTCCTTCTGCACCCATTTCAGCAACGTCTTCTAAAAATGCAGTAAATCTATCTACCATATCTTTAGCCGCCATAACTAATTCAGCACTTTCTTCTGCACCTTCATTAACAACTTTGCTTTCGCCTACTGCTTCTGGCATTCCACGTTTAAGTGCTTTTAATCTTTGTACGCCTTGCATGTTTAAGAATGGTTCCATCATTGCCTGCATAGCATCTCTGAATCCTTCTATTTGTTGTTTGTTTAAAGGTTTGCCTTGTAGAATTTTTTCAATAGCCATTCTTGCCATATTTGCTTGACTTGGATCATCCATTACTGCTCTTAAGGCTGTCATCACTTTTGAATCTGTTTTAACATTTTTGTCTGCGTTAGGATCTACATCTGTTTCAGGTCCTGGATTATCATCTGTATTATCATTTGGATTTGCTTCTGCAAAATCTCTTTGTACATCAGCATCATCATCACCAACTTCAATAACGTCTTCGCCTAAGTCTTCATCGTCTGCTACTTCTAGGGGATTATCAATGTATTGATTAATAGCAGATTCAACTATTTTGCTTATTAGTAATGTTTTTTGATATTCATCATTACCTAATGATTCATTAAAGTTGTTTTTTACTTCGAATTCTTTTAATTTGTTTTGTATTTTTGTACTGTACGATTCTAACTGTTCTTTGCTGTATTTTGCGATATCAACAGTTACACCGTATTTGTTACGTAGATCTTTCTGAAGTGTTTCTACTGTAACTTCTTTCATAAAATCAGATGTTTTCATTTGTTATATCCCCTAACGTTATATAGTGTTATTTAGTGTCGAACAGCAAAGTTTCTGCCTGATCTAGAAGTTCATCTACTTGCTGTTTTGCACTGTTATATCTAGGTGTATATTGATCTATACGTGCTTCAAACATATCTATACGCATTTCATTACCTTGTTGTTCAGCAATTTTGAGTTGATATTTGAATATCCGTATTTCATTATACCATCTAAGATAGTCATTGTCTGCATTAAGCAACTCTTTTTCATCAAAGTCAACTTTATTACCTAAATATATTGCTATTGCTACTGCTATTTTGAAGTTACCAATATCTTTATAGTAAACTCTCTTAGGATTATGTAAATTTCTAATGTCATAATACCCGTCCCTATTTTTTTTAATATAGGTGTGTAAGTATTTTACACCGCCGTCATGACTGACAGGCAAAACAAAGCCACTTGTTTTCAGTCTTGTTTTGACTGCCTGTGCCGTTTCCGCAAAGGTGTTTACTAGTTTTTTAACTTCAGGTTTCATGAATTAAATTGTAACAATAAACTTACTAAAATGCAAGATCTTTTTTATCAAATTTAATAGTTTTTGGAGATCCAGGTGCTTTCTTCTTTGGTGTAAATTCTACTTCACTACCAGTAACGTTTTTTACTTTCATAGGCATTGGTTTTGTTTTCTTTGGATCTTTTGGATCGGTCATAGGCACACTTACTTCTTGTCCTCTTTGTAATTGAGTTTGTTGTGTTCCTTGACTACCTGTACTTCCTATTGTTCCTTGCGTACTTTTATTTTGGTTTGCTAATTTATTTGCTGTGTCTGTTGCAAAACTCTGTGCTTTATCTCGAGCCATGTTTTGTGCACCTTGTTTAATTCTATTACCTGTGCTTCTTGCAAGATTACTTGCTCCTTGACCTACACTTCTGCCAACCTTACTTGCAACGTTGCCAGCACCTCTTGCCAATGCGCCTGCACCTCTTGCCAATGCGCCTGCACCTCTAACGGCCGCCATTGCACCTGCTCTTGCTACCCCACCGGCTACTGCACCTAGAGCCCCTATGACTGGTAACACTTCATCAAGTTGTTCTTCTGTTAAGTCTTGATTAAGAATAACTTGTTTAAATTCTTTGTGCTTAGAATCTATTTCATCAATACGCATCAGTTTTTAAACCTTCTTCTAGGTACTTTTGGTGTTCTTGCTACATTTTTCTGTGCGATCGCTCTACTTACTCCACTACCTTTTTTAGTAAATTTAGCCTTCATTGCAGTCATGCTTGGTTTCTTTGTTCTTGTAATTTTCATAGTTCTTTTCTTTTGTGTATCAATTGGTGCATGACAGGTTGACATTTTAGCAACAATACGTCCTTTACGTGGGCCACTTACACACCTAAACTTACGTGTAATTTTTCCTTTACCTTTACCACCAGTTGCACCAGATCTACCAAAAGTAAATCTACCACCTGCTTTTTCTGATATGAATTCTACTGCTCTCATCTTCTATTCATAAACTTTAATGCTCTTGAAGCCGGATTTGTTCTCTTAGTTCTTTTAGAACGCATAGCCATCCTTCTAGCAAGTTTTTTCCTTGTGATACGCATTTTCATTCTTGCTTTAATATTAGGTGGAGCAAAGCACTGTTGAGGATTAGCAACGATGCGTCCATGGCGTTTGCCTCCAACACAACGATACTTACGCACTAGGCTTTTACCTTTGCGTCCCCAAATTTGTTTCTCCGTGAGATTATTAAAAAGTTCTACTAGTAGCATAGCAGTATTTAGTTTTATTGTGCGTTGATAAGGATTACTACGATTGTAGATAATAGACCTGCAATGATTGTTCCTGCTGATCCTATAATAACTTTAACTAGTGATGAGTGTGATTTACCTAAGTCATCATGTATATGTGCAACTTTCGTTTCTACGTTGCCTAGTCTTCTTTCTAGGTTATCGTAACGATGTTGACATAGTTCAACATGTGCTTCAAGATTTTCTTTTTCAATGTCTGCGGCACCTTTTGCCATTGTTTTTATTCTCCGTAAACGCTGAAATCAGCATTAAAGTCAATGAGCCTAGTTGTGCCTGAGTAATTGCTATAACAAATGTATTTATACAACTTGAATGGAAATATTGGTTTTGCCTTTGTCTTTAACTACAAACATTTTAGGATTAGGAATAGTTTCTTCTAACCCACCTATAATAGGTATAAATGTAAAATCTTCTTTTAATAACCCTACATTATCATCGGTTGTTTTGTAAGCATCTGCATGATCTACAACGAATTCATAAGTCCAAACTTTGTGTTCACCTTTGTAGTCTGACCCAAATCCTAAACCGTTTACATCTACAGTTTGTACATAAGGATCATTATTAGATTCAATTAAGTTACGTAGATTGATGGTTTGGATAAGTGTTTGAAAGTTCTGTTGTTGATGTACTTTCTTTTCTTCACCTTGTCCTTTTCGGCGAATGTCAGTTCTTGTTATATCTACCAATGTTTGTATCTTTATACGCATATACGTATTTATTGGCCATAAAAAAAGGGTGCCGTAAAAACGACACCCTCTAGTATTACTATTCCGAATTAACTATTAGCCAATTGGATTGTCTGAAAAGTCAGCAAGTAAACTTGAAGTTATACCTGTTGTACCTATTCCAAAGTTTGAAGCGGCTGTAAAAGCACCTGTACCTTGGATTGCTACTTGTACGTTGTCAGTTGTTCCACTTGTGAAAACACCTGATTCTGTAAGTACTGACACACCTGCGATTCCGTGAGCATCGTTTGTACCTGCTACATCGCCTGCTTCTAGATAACGTAATGCCGCATCTAATTCTGCTTGTGTCATGTTTGTTTTTGCAAGATTGATGATTCTAGTTCTTGAACCAACACCGTTTCCTGCTTTTACTACTGCGTTATTTGTTAATGTTGCCATTTTATTTCTCCTTTAAAGTTTCTCTTATGACTATTACCACTCTCAATGGTATATGTAATAGTATTTATAAAGCAATCATAAAAAAAAAGGGCGACAAAAAGCCGCCCTTTTAATACTTTTTAAAAGTAACCTAATTAATTAGATTGCTTCTATATCTGTTGGTTTAGTTACAGTTACAGTTTGTGAATCAGATAAAGTCTGAACACCACCTGTTAATGTACCAAGTGTACCTGTGTCAAGTACTTGACCAACCATTCTAGCGATAACATCAATGTCAACACCGTGATTGTCAGCAACCATGTAGATTTCATTACCGTCTGATTTAAACTGAATGATATGAGCCATTCCGCCTAATGCGTCTGAAATCTTAGCCGCCGCCGCATCAGATGCCGCAACTGCTAATCCTGAACCAGATAGTACGATTTTAAAAACAGAAGTTGCAGTAAGTTCTTGGATAGTTCCTCTAGCAACTGCTGTTGGGTTAGTTCTTGTTAATACAGCCATTTTATTTCTCCTTAATGTTTATAATTAACTCTTAATGGCGACTCCACGCTCAGTGGATATCACAATATTATTTAGCCGTTTTGGATAAAAATTAAGGAAACTACCTTCTTTTAGAAACTTTTGCTCTATTATGTACTTGTTTTAATAGATTAACATACCCAGGACCTGCTTTCACTATGTCATCTATAATACGCATAATAGGTGCGTATGCTTGTGCAAATCTAGGTGGAATACCCATGCCTCTTGTAGTCATACTTAAAACTTTGTAGGCAAAAGGTAAGTCTCTGTTAGGTACGCCTAACAGTTTTAACATCTGTACATCTTTAGTATCTGGTTGTACTGGATCTGGTACACTAATATTAGGTTCTGTATCTTTAACAGATCTACTTTCTAAATCATAATCTTTAACAAACAAAATATAGTAGTCAACAATATCACTGTTTCTGCCTCTTGCCTTCAAAGCGATTTCTAATTCAGTAACTGCTATACGTCTTTCGTTTGGATTTAATCTTGAATAGTTTGCAATTTTCCTACGTAAAGTACTGTACTTACTGTTAGATAATCCATTATCTATTTTTGTTAAGTCTTGTGAATCACTTAATTTAGGTGCTGAATCTACAAATGCTCTTAATAATCGTTTTGCCGCTAGTCTAGGAAACGTTTTGCGTTCTCGCATCACTTTACCTGCTCTAGGGTCACGTAATTTGTCTAGTATTTTCTTATCACCGTCTACTATGTTTAACAGGTTATATAAATCGTTTCCACTACTTCTAAAAAAGTCCCACATTCCCCATTTCAAAACTTCTTGCGAATATGCTCTGGTATATTTCCTACTAATTGGATAGTGCCTCATTACGTGCAGTGCTAGGAAATACAGTAACACAAGGTCCGATGCGTCAGTATAACTTAACCTACTGACGCCATCAGTATTACGTATCATTTTGCCTTCTGTAATATAATCTAAAAATTTATACATTAACCAAAGTCCTTAGGAGTTGTAAAATTACGTCTGCTAAATTCTAATCTGTCGACTATTTTGACTGCTCCTCCTACATGATCAATGGCTACATAGCCTTCTGGTGAACCTGCTTCATAACCATCTGCTGTTTTATAAAAATGTGCAATGCTTTCAATATTGTTTAATTTGTTTATGAATAATTTTTTAAGGTTAGTAATTTCTTTCATGAATTCTATTATACCAGATAAACCTTTTCTATTTGAATTTATAAAGTTCATGTTGCTTTGTATTTTAGCAAGTCTATTTTTGACTGCTGGTTTTTCAGGATCTTGGTTTTTGAGTTTAGCAATTTCGCCTTCTATTCTTTGTTTGTACCAATCAATAAAACCGTTTAGAAACTCTCCAGGATCTCCTGCAAGTTTACCTTGTTTTATATTAGTATTAATCCATATTTTAAAGTTTGCTATAAAATCTTCATTAGACTTCATTGCCTCCCATACCGCATTTGGAACAGCCTTATAGGCTCCCATTGCGTCAGCCAAATCTTGTTTCGCTTGTGCTGTTTCTTCTTTAGTCATCAACACACTTCCTGATACATCTTTGAAAAATGCATCATCAAACCAAACATCACTTGAACGTTTTAGTTTGCTTAAATCTACTTCATAGTTTGCTTTTGCATCTGCTAAAGTTGTGCCTACATAATTTGTATGGAATATTATTCCAAATTTTGCTTGTCCTATTCTTTTGCCGATATCACTGTCCACTGGCACTGCGTAGGTGATAAGTTGTGGCTTGAAAGTATACATTGCCTCGCCGTCAATAGTTTCTTCACGCCTTGAACTTTCGTCAAACATAAAGTCGCCTTGTAGTACGCCTGTGATGCCTAGTTTACTGAGATAATCAAATGCTAAATGAAGTTTAGGTAATGCACCTGATTCTCCATAATGTCTATCAATGTCTTCGTGACTAAAACCTAGTTTAGGTGTTTTTGCAAATACTCCTTTAGCACCTACAAAAAACTTTTTGCTTTCAGGATCAATGCCACATACTATTGCAGGAGCACCGTCCCATTTTACTGAAACTCTTAATTTTTTATTTGTACGACCTTTTAGCATATCAGCAAAAAGCATCATTTGGTTAAGGGCATATTCGGCACCTTCTTTACCACGGTTGAGTGCTTCTTCCTCAACATGTTCCATGTGAGTGTTTTTGCCTGCTGATTCTTGTAGTTTAATTACTTCTTCAATTAACATCGTCTAATTCGCTTTTGTCGTTTGATTTAATTTTCTTAATACCACGCATAAATTTGGCAGGATCTCCTGAGCGAATTGAATTGTAAAAACGTTTTTCTAGATCCTGTGCTGTATCATTTTCGAAGTTGCGTCTAATCATCTCTACCACATTAATAGCACTTTCTATAACGTGACTTGCTCTACTTTCCACAAGGTTTTCGGCCTTTTTAGTAACAGAAAGATCGTTAAGTTCTTCCAATAGACTTCTAGTTTTGCGTTTCATTGTAACAACTCCTTAACGTTATTTAGTGGTTCTGTTTGGTAAATAACGATAGTAAGGAAAGCGATATACATTATGGATCTCTATAGTTCTAAGTTAACTGATAAAATTATAACACATAATTTTAAAAACCGCAGTCTTTTATTTGCCGAATTATCCCAAATTGCTTATTTTGATCAAGAATCAGTAAAAAAATTAGCAAGAAAACTTGGATTTACAACTGTTGAATTCTACGATCTACGTGGTGCTCAAGCATATAGACTAATGAATAAACATGATATCGTAATTGCATGTAGAGGCACACAACCAAAAGAATTTAATGATATAAAAGCAGACGCTAGTGCATGGCCGATTATATCTGAAACTGTAGGCAGAGTGCATAGCGGATTTAAAAATGAAGTTGACAAACTATGGCCTAAAATAGAAGAAGATTTATCACGCGAATCTAAAAGCAGAGACGTTTGGTTTTGTGGACATAGTTTAGGTGCCGCAATGGCAACTATTGTAAGTTCGCGTTGTAGAGGCAGTGAAATATGTCCTAACCCACAAGAACTTTACACATTTGGTTCACCTAGAGTGGGTTGGGGAAACTATATTAATCACCACTCATTTAATCATCATCGTTGGGTAAACAACAACGATATTGTTTGCAGGGTGCCTTTATGGTTAATGGGATACCAGCATCATGGCACAGAACATTATCTTAACACTTGGGGAAATTATAGACAGCCTACAGGTTGGCAAAGAATCAAAGACAGACTACGCGGAATGTGGCGTGGCATTAAAAAATTTGAAATAGATAATTTCTCTGATCATTCAATTGGTTTATACGTTGAATATATAAACAATTACAAAAACGATTTAGAAACACCACAAATTTAAATAAACAACGAAGAAACAGATTCTTCGTTTGTTACTCTTCTAATTGCTTCACCAAATAATTGTGCAACACTTACTTGTCTAGTTTTTTTACAATTTTTAGGACACTTATTTGCAATACTATCTGTAATTACTAATTCATCTAGTACACTTTTTTCAATTTTTTGACAGGCATCATCTGAAAGTACTCCGTGTGTTATGTAAGCACGAACACTTAAAGCACCTTGTTCCATTATTGCTTTTGCGGCGTTACAAAGTGTACCACCCGAATCAACAATGTCATCTACAAGTATAGCATGTTTACCTTTAACACTACCAATAATATTCATTACTTCTGACTTACCTGCTTCTGGTCTCATCTTATCTACTATTGCAATATCACCATGAAACATATCAGCAAATTTTCTAGCACGAACTACACCACCTGCATCTGGAGAAACAAAAACAGTTTTTGCTTGTTCTACATCTGGATCATCAATAATTCCAATAGTGCGTTTGATATCTTTTGCAAATATTACACGACTTGTTAAATCATCTACAGGAATATCAAAGAACCCCTGTATCTGTCCTGCATGTAAATCCATAGTTAAGATTCTATCAGCACCAGATGTTGTTAATAGGTTAGCAACCAATTTAGCAGTGATAGGTGTACGCGATGCACTTTTACGATCTTGTCTAGCATAACCATAATATGGTATGACTGCTGTGATACGGGATGCCGAACTACGTCTTGCCGCATCTATCATGACCATCAGTTCCATTAAACTATCATTAACCGGTGAACTTGTGGGTTGGATAATAAAAATATCTTCGCCTCTAACGTTTTCTAAAAATTCTACACTTGTTTCGCCATCTGCAAACGTACTAATTTTTGCAGGTACAAGTGTTGCAAAACAATGTTCTGCAATCTGTTGTGCTAATTTGATATTAGCATTTCCTGTAATGATTTTCATCTTCAAGACCGTGCCTTTCTTGGTGTGATGTTAAAAATTTAGTTAATTGTAATATAACTTATTTACAAAGTCAAGTGAAAAGTATATCAGAAAGGAAGGGCCTTTCGACCCTTCCCGGATTGGACTATTAAGCCAATTTTGCCGCTATTTCTCTTTCTGCTTCTGTAGCCATCTCTTCGTCCCATTTGTCTAAATGCTTTTTCATAAATGCATTAAACACTGGAGGTATAAGTGCTAACGCAAAGAGTGTAAAATAGCCTACACCTGTGTTTGGTGCACCTACTTCATCTAATTCCCAGAAGTGTGTTTCACCTCTGTCATGATGATCAGCCTGACGACCTATCTCAATAAAGAACCATGAAGTGAATAGTGTTGAGTTATCCCAAGAATGTCTATAGTCTATTGGTTCGCTCTTAACACGTACCAAACCATAGTGTTCTAGATAGTTAAGTGCTTCTAACTCAAAGTTTGATATTACCCAAACCAGAGCCAAACACGCAACTCCTAACCAACCACCTGCAAAGAAGAACAATGCAAGTGAAGGAACACTCATCATATAACCTCTTATCCATCTGTTACTAATAGATATAAAAGGTTTCTGTAAACGTTTCAATCTGTTCTTTTCCATCTCAAACAAGAACTTGGATTGACCCAAGTGTGATTTAACATAGTGTGAATAGATATCACGTCCTCTAGGTGCGGTTGCAGGATCATCTTCACTTGCTAATTCCAAATGATGATTGTACACATGAGCATAACAGAAATGTGCAGAACCTGATAACGCCATCATCCAACGACTGATTACAAATGCAACGCCTTTGGTGTGCGATAGTTCATGCCCATAGATTATACCTATGCCTGCAAATATACCTGTTGATAATACTGCACCTAACAGTTCAACACCTGCCATACCATTATAGATCTGATATGCTAGTGCAATCTGAAGTGCAACAAAGACTGGCAACATCAAATACATTACTGTATTCTGCAACCAGGGGATGCCTAAGGTTTCACCATTCTCATCAACTGCTCCACGAGTTTGAACATTGATAAGGGTGTCAAGTATAATGCCTATTCCCAATAAGCCTACACCTGTCCATGCCCATATTCCACCTGCTAACACTCCAGCGAGTGTAACAAGTATCAATAACGGTGCAATGAAGTACCTTATATTTACGAGAAGTTTTTTCATTGTGTTTCTCCCGGCTTTCGCCTAAAATTAAACAACAATGTGTATATACTATAACACTAATTTAGAGTAGTGTCAAGTTATATAACAATATTTAATGTGTTCAAAACAAAAAGGCCGAGTTATAGAATATAGGTAGATACTAATATACCATTGTCAACATTTTTGCATGGGTGAAATGCAAATTTAACAACGGAAAATACTTGACTTTTTGTTAGAGATATATTACTATATTATAAATAAGGTTGTTGCAGTGCAAAGTGCCTATGTTCCAGTAGGACCTGCCAACTACAACACACATACAGACACTGGGAGAGACCAGGGCATAACTACATGCCTTACAAGCAGTTGACGGTCACCAAAGGTGATTGCACCGCCGGGGAAGTTCCGGGGTATTGCTTTCCTTAAGCATCCAAAACATAGGAGAAAATAATGACACACTTTTTAAGTGGCCTTATGTCTTGGATGAATCGCGACGCTGAATCTGGTCGCGAGGAACTCTTGACTTGGGCCAAAACCGAGTATAAAAATGATTGGCGTTATGCTTATCATTATATGCTTAACAATCACGGTAAGGCACCATCTTACTCAACTATGAATAGAGTAACACGTTACTCTTTTTCACCTTCAAATACAAAGGAGGTGGCATAAATGGAACGTCTATTCGCATTCATTAAAAAACTTTTCACATATAGATCTCCTGAAGAGATTTATCTGTCTAACGCTATTGACCATTTTGATTTGGAACAACGCATCAGGAAACTTGATCGCGGCCAGGTCCACACTGGTCCATTTGGCTACAAAGAGAAGTATTATCGATATTAACACACACATGATCAGAGGAGAAAAAACATGTTAGTATGGCAAAGAATAAAAAACTTTTGTTTAATGGCTGGTTATGCTCGAGCGGCATCCGAACTCGCTAGGGAAGGGTATATCGATGAAGCCAAAAAGTTAATGTTAGAAAAGGTCGCTTTATCTACAAAAAAGGGTAAAGCAATTCATAGACTAGAACATATCAAAAACGCCAAATCATCTTATGAGCCTGGCGATCATTATATGAAAGGTAAGTCTGTAGCATTTTGGAAAGGAAAAGCGGCATGATGAAATTTGTTGTTCCGTTTTTGTTTATCACAGGAATGTTAGGATTACTTTTTGGAGTAATGATGCTATCAATGATGAGATATGGAGGGATATTTTAATGTGGCCTTACACTGATGAAGAGAACGATTTTATAAGTTCAAAACCTAAGAAGTAAAAAATTTGTTAGTGGCGTAGCCGCCCGCCAAGATGACTACGCCACAACTTTATTAAAGTTGTCCTATGTCTATTTCAGATTATTTTTTTGTGAAAATATGATATAGAACCCATATAGCAACTAATCCAACAAGTCCTTGTGCAGAGAATCCTGCAATAATTCCTTGTATGTTGCCTATGATATTAATGTTTGGCCAAAACGGAATGTTTTGCCCATTAAAAAGAACTTCTAGTACTACACCTAAAGCAATTAAACTTATACCTGCTTCAGTTAGAGCACTTGCCCATCCTTTTACCTTATTAAGAATGTCCATAATAGACCTCCTTTCTTTTACTAAACTGTCTTATTGACAGTAAGTTTATTTAGGTAGCAATTTACCAAAGATAAACTACCATAATTGCTATTTGGTTATCAAACATTGAATTTTATATAGTTGACAATACTAAATAAGAATGTTATAGTAATATAACGTAAACACACATACACACAAAGGAGAAAAAGTATGAACAAGACGTTTAAAGAAGGTATCGAAAAAGGTGCCGAACAACTAGCACAATCAGTGCGTGAAACACTTCCAAAAGTACAATTCAACAAGAATGGCTATGAAATACGTACTCAAGTATTAGACATGGCTAAACATTTCACAGAGTTTGAATATTCAAGCAAATGGAATGGCTGGGAAATCACATCTAAACGTGATCCAGAGTCTGGAGAAATTGTAAACAAAGTTGGTATGCCAGAGATTCCTGGCGTAGATGATGTTTTAGAAACTGCTGAAAAGTTTTATAACTTCATCAACAATACAAAGAAATAATTTTAAATGAAAGTAGGGCAGTAGAAATATTGCCCTATTTTTATGTCCAAGGTCTACCTGTAACTAATCCACCCGAGTTGGCATTGTCAACCAAATTGCTGTTGTCGCCAGCGGCGTATAGTGTAGGTAAGTTTGTTTTTGTTTTCGTGTTCAATGCTCTGTAGTAGACAGCATTGGTATCACCAGCCGCCAGACCTTTTCTTTTTGTGGTAGCAATTCTTAATTTTTCTTCCTGTCTCTGTCTTTTGAAACCGTTTGAGCCTGAGTATCTAGGAATGCAATAAACAGAATCACCGTCAACCAAACCTGCGGCTGTTAATGTGTCACTGCCATTGTTAGTTTGATTGATTGCAGGATCTTTGGCGGCGTGTATTTCTGAATACATTGCAGTAATGATTTCTTGTCCTTCTATGGCTTGAGCAAGTGCTGTCAGTCCATTCATCGTTGTTGAACCCATAGTTACAGTCAAATCAAACACTACTCCTGTTAATCCTTTACATTTAATGGTTGCCATTTTTCATTCCTATCTAATTGTGCAATTATTTATGTTAAATAGTATCATGATAGACTTAAAACCGTTTGAACATATCCTTCAGTCGCTTCAAGACGAAGGCAAGTATAGAGTTTTCAACGATATTGTCAGAGAGCGTGGCGCTTTTCCTGAAGCAATTTGGTACGGTCCGTACAATATCAAAAACATAGTGAACTGGTGTTCA